TGACCGTTCCGTTATTTGAAGCAACGTGCCCATCCGGTTTGAAAGTGTCCTTTAGACCATTCCTCGTCAAGGAAGAAAAACTTCTTCTTATGGCGCAACAATCCAAGGATACGGTGGCGATCATCGCTGCGGTGAAGATGCTACTGGATAACTGCGTAGGGGCAATATCGGGCATTGACATTGATAAATTGCCTCTCTTTGATATTGAGTTCTTGTTCCTGCAACTTCGCGCTCGCAGCATCGGGGAAGTGGTCACGCTCAAATACAAGTGTAATCAGTCCATTGCCAATACCGTAAGCGGGAATAGCGAAATCTGCAATGCCGTGTCGGAGTATAAGGTAGACTTGTTATCCATTCAGCCAAAGTTTGATACAGGGCATGCCAAGTATATCCAATTGACCGATACCATTGGGCTGACGATGCGCTACCCTACATTCAAATCCTTTCGCAATGTCCTCAGTAAGGAGTTGAAGAAGGACGAATCGTTCTCCTTCATCGTGGATTGTATTGAATCCATCAGCGATCAGAATGCAGTGGTGTTCACGAAGGATGTTCTACTGGAAGAGGTCATTGCCTTCGTGGAAGATATGACCAAACCCCAGGTGGATAAGATGGACGCATTCTTTGATACCATGCCCAAGATCGAAACCACATTGAACTTCAAGTGCCCGAAGTGCGGGTTTGAGGATAACATTGAGATCAAAGGGCTTGACAGTTTTTTCGGATAATCCTGGGTCATGATAATCTAGCGAACTACTACATCACCACGTTCGCATTGGTTCAGGATCATAAGTTCTCAATCACCGAACTGGAAGAAATGATGCCGTGGGAACGGTCTGCGTATTTGACCTTAGTGCAGCAACGAGTTGAGAAAGAAAACGAGCGAATCAAACAAGCGAACGCAAAGAGGAATCGTCCACATGGCTAACGAAAACGACCCCATTGAAGATTACGTTAAAGAACTGCATGCCCAGTTCGCGCAGATGCACACCGAGCTTGAAGGGCTACAGCAATCCACAACGAAAGTCTCAACCGAACAGGTTACAGCCACACATGAGCAGACCGAGGCAGTCAAAGAGCAAACCAAGGTAGTCAAAGAGCAAACCAAGGTAGTCAAAGATCAAACTAAGATTGCGAAGGACTCGATCAAGCAATCCAAAGTTCAGACCGAGCAAGCCAAGGTAGTCAAAGATCAAACTAAGATTGCGAAGGACTCGATCAAGCAATCCAAAGTTCAGACCGAGCAAGCCAAGGCGCAATCGGCTACGCTGAAGGAGATGCAGAGGAATCTACATCGTCAACAGATGCAACAAGGCGCGTCTATGGCTGATGTGGCTGCGGAACATATCGCCGGTGGGGGTGGGATCGGCGGAGCGATGAAAGCGGCAGCCGGACTCAAGGTTGCGCAATTCAAGCATCGGTTTGACCCACTCAATATCATCAAAAAAATGACTGGGGGTTCTCGTTTGGCTGTTGCCCTTGCGGGTAAAGTCATGGGTCGCAAAGAATCCACCGTCCGTGAATTTGCCGACCTTGCCCCCGCTGAAGAAGGGGGATTGCCGAGTTCTATTTTTGGTAAGAAGTCCAGTTTTGGTGCACCAACACGAATGGAGACTGGTGGGGTCGGCGGTGGGGCTGAACGGGTGGATGGAGGAAAAGGTGGTCTGCTAGGAAAAATTGCCGACACGCTCACGAAGGTTCTTTCCCGCCTGACTGGGATTGAAGTGCTGTTGCAAGCTGATTCAAAACTGTCTCAGGATCAGTTGGATGCGCTCAAGGATGAAGCCTCTGTTGAGAACGCGAGAAAGAAGCCGACGAGGGTTGGTGGTCTCGTTAGCAAAGCCAAAGACGCGGGTAGCGATTTCATGAAGTTCCTGACAGACATGATCGGCAAAATCAAGTTTGGTCTTGTCGCGGCATTCTTGGGGTTGGTCGCCGCGGGTGTTATGCTCGCAAAGCAATGGGACAATCTCAAACTCTCCTTCTCACTCCTCAAAGATTCTGCGGTAGACTTGTGGGATGGGGTCAAAACTGCCTTCTCTAATGCAGGCACATGGATTTCCGATACCACCAACAGCATCATTGATAACATTGCAGAAGTATTTGATAACATCATTCAAGGTGGGCAGGAACTTTTAGCCAAGCTCCCATTTGGAAGCGCAGCACCAACAAAAGCAGAACGACGAGCCACCTTAGAAACCGCTGCCAAAGGCGGATCAGCGAGTGCTGCCCGACGATTAGCCAAGCAAGATGCTGAAGCCAAAGCCACACCAGAAGCCACCGGTGCAGTCTTAGCAAAACTGGCACCACAATTTGCCAGCAAGATACCCGCAGATGGAAAAGTTGCAGCCGCAGAAACTCTCAAGTCAGGATCATTGAATGCGGAAGTGGTCGGAGCGAGTGGTCAACTACAAGCCGTTACCGGAAGTCCTGAGAAGGTTTCAACGGGTGCCGCCTTGACACAATTGACGGCGGCCGCGTATGAACAAACCTACGGGGTATCTCCTGGCAAAGACACCAATGAAGGTCGCAAAACACGATTGCCCGAAATGGTTGCACAGGCTTCTCAAGCCCTAGCCAGTGTGGTAGCGTCTACTGGACCCGCGCAAGTCTCACAAACTCCCCAAGTGGTAGCGTCTACTGGACCCGCGCAAGTCTCACAAACTCCCCAAGTGGTAGCGTCTACTGGACCCGCGCAAGTCTCACAAACTCCCCAAACTGTTACGCCGGCGACTCCCGGTGCGCCAATAATGACAGCCACAGCCCCCACAGTAGGAATGGACTTGAACAGCGCAGCCGAAGCAAGAAGGAATGCGGAGGCGACAGGTCCGGCGGGAATCTTCGCCCCAATGACCAACGTGAACAAGACGGTCAACAATAACTCAGCCACCACGATCAATCAAGGTATGGCACCCACCAGAAGTGGTGAGGATACCCACGTTCGCGCACGCGACCTAGCCTATGCCAGGTCCTAAGACCCCATCCTGACCCACCTTCCCCCTAATCGTTGATCCTGGGGTCATTTAGACCCCTTCCTGGGGCATAAAAAAGGGGCTAGAGAGTCTTATAACTCCCTAGCCCCCTCCAAAACAAGGTTTTTACCCTCTTTTATTCCCCGTCTACCAATCGCTCAAAGAATGCCATGTCCTCCGGTACTGACGCGGTTCCTTCTTCCTGCGCTTCAGCGAGAGTCTCTACGCTGACCACTCCCGAATCAACATCGTTGAAAGCACCAGCAGCGTGTTCCGCTACGGTGACTGCTACGGCACTTCCGAGCACCTTCGCCAACCGTGCTGCGGTTTGCTCGTAAGTCTTGAAGTTCTTTTCTGCCACGAATTCCGCCAACGATTTTGCCTTGTTCCAAATCTCCGCGATCCCATCGTCCGTTGCTGCCACTGGTGAAGGGCTAGCAAATTCACTGGAATCGTAGTTACGATATCCGGCGACCATGCGTGCCTTCAATTTGAAGTTCATGCCTTCAAACATGTCAGTTGGATTGACAGGTGTTTCCTTGAATTCTGGATCGGGCTTCCACTTGGCATCCAACTTTTCGTAAATCTTTGTTCCATACTTGAACAGAAACACTTTGCCTTCCGTCTCTGGCTTGGCAGGGTCAGCGATCACAAGAATGTTGGAAATGTAGGTCAGCTTTCTCTTACGAGAACTGGCGACCTTCTTGTTGGCTTCAATGCCCGAATTCCACAACAGTTTGTTGGCTTCGCAAACTGGGCAATCCTTGTTGATCGTGGTGGTGCATAGATCAATCAACCATCCGCCGGGACCTTGGACTGCATGGGAGAAGAGACGCACAAATGGCAAGCCATCGATACCGTCTTGTGAGGGAGCATCAAGAAAACGAATCACGGCATGACCATTTCCGGCTTTGTCAACCGTCAACGACCAAAAGCGATCATCTTCTTTGGTTTTCTTAGTGGTGGCTTCTAAAGCCTTGGCAAGGTGAGCAACGGACCCGCGCTTACGAAGAAGCGCAGCAAACGTGACAGGAACTACAGGTGTAGTGGACATAAAAACCTCCTATGGTTGGATAATGTGGGAACCACATATAAGGAACAATTATACCACTTATTTAGGTGTTTGTCAATTCCATTCTGAGCTTTTCTCGCAAACTTTTTACATTTATTTTCAAAAAGGGTTCGTAGGCAAGGCAGCGGTGTTTGAATGAAGGGAATATGATGCTGTCAGCGATTTTCTTCTCCCAAACCGGCAGGAATCCTATCGCGGCATTCAAGGCTACTATCGTCTCCTTGGGGAGTTCATTGCGGTAGGCGAGGTTCAGCAAGGCGGGGTTCTGCCCATCCTTCACCGTCAAGTAATCTTTGAATTCGGGAATACGTGAAAGTTTTTGCTCACTCGTCAACAGCATGCCCGTTCGTATTTTCTCGACATCCTGCATGACGAGGTATTCTAGCGATTCTTTGATCCGCAGCTTTTCAAGGTAGATGTTCTTAGCATCTTCCGTAAACAGCGTGCGAATCCAGACATCACCAGACTCAAAGAAATTGGAGGCGATAAAGAAGGTGCAAGCCTCGCGGTCAGGGTAGAGTTTGGAGAGTTTGTGGAACTGCCACTTGTCTTTATGGTGTTCAAACCGATCAGGGTTGAGCCATTTCACTCTGCCGTTATATTTGAAGAAATCATAAGAACCAGAGGAGTAGTGAGCTTTCAATGCCATATAGACTTGTGCAACATCAAACCCTGTCATAATTAGATCGGGAGTCTCCCCGCTTTCCTTCCCCGCACCCTCAAAAGGTTCAGGTCTTGTGCTTCTACCGTCAAATCTGCTAACACGTCTTTAGTCAGTAATGACGCGGCTACCTCCGGTTCCATTCCAGTCGTATCACAGTGCATACACACGGCTTCCCAAAGGGTAACGTGTCTACGTTCTGCCGTATCACGCAACCCTCGGCTGAAACTGTTGATCTCTTCTTTCGTGGGCATTTTATTTCTTTTCCTCAAGCCTCTTGAGGTCTGCTTTGAGAAGTGTCAACATGGCAATCAATTGATCCATTGCTGCGAGCACTTCTTTTATGGGCATTGTGTGGGGAGCCATTACTTCACCACTGTCTTGTAGAGCTTCTGGAATTGATCGTTCTCAGCGACCACTTCCTCAAAGTTTTGCTTGTGATACGTCTTTGCCATCACGTTGACCATCTTCTTAGGAATCTTCAATTCCTCGGCGATCTTCTTGATCGTTTCCCGAAGATACTCAGATTCTCCCTCAGCACGCATCATGCTGTCGGACGCATTCTTCAAGGCTGCTGCCAGCTTCTTCTGTTGTTCCTCTGTCAAACTCTCTGTTGCACTCCCGTTACCTAGCTTTGCCATCTTATGACCCTCCAAAAATAAAATCCATCAATTTCCATGTGGCGACAAAAGACACCACACACATCACTGTCAGAATGATATAAAACGCCCAGTTGGTCACTGCGTCATTCATGCTTCCTCCAATTGGACTAAAGGTAAGCCACAGAAACAACAAAAACACATACCGCATTCCATTGGTGTCATCTCATCGTTGATAGTGAATGACTCCCCGCAGGATGTTTCCCAACACCCATCAGAGGACCAGGAGCATGCGGTATTCATTGTGGTTCCTTGTAAAAAATATGATCCTCTATCATGCCAACACGAACTTTGTGTTTCGCCCACTTGGGGTGGACATATCGTGCGTGATAATAAACCGCATCCTGATACTGTGATATTATATCACGGTTCCAGTAGTTTGTCAAGACCCTGTGAGCCACTTGCTGTGACTGGTTCCAGGTCTCCTTCATAGGCTTGCGTTTTGTTTCACAAAAGAACGAGAATTGGCAAATCTTTCTATCCTCAATCACATGGGCTTGCGCGATCACGCCACAGATTGTCTTTGGTCGGTGCTTCTGCCCCACACGATTCAAGATCACCAAGGCTACCGCTTCCTTGCCGATCTCAGACTGGTTTCCCGCTTCGTAGTAAATGGCTTCCGTCAAACACTTCTCTTCCTTGATCGTTTTGGATACATTGTAATTCCACTCCACCAAGTTTGTGCGAGTCAGGTCAACTAACTGGGCTTGTTCAACACCCAACTCAGGTCCGAACAATAACGCAGCAGTCATAATAACGATAAACAAGATATGGTTCATACTTCCCCCTGTTCCCTGTAATAGGTGGCGATGCACTGATCTAGCACCGGAAGATACTCATGTTTCTTCTTCATACTAATGGAGGGGAAGGATTGCCCCTCAATCGCAGTCAACAGCACCACATGGTTGATTGGAAGTGCCGTGCGCTCCTCAAACATCTCTGCATACGCGGAGGTCTGCACATAGTAATTCAAGACCCATGCTTCAGGCTTGACATATGCCGCAGTTTTGAAATCAAGGACACATAACACGCCATCCCAAATCACAATCGCATCACAACGACCCGCAAGGCGTAACCGATCTGAGTATAAGGATTGCTCAACACAAAACACTTCTGCAATATGCCTATCAAGTTCTCTCTTGATTTGTAAAAACAGTTCTTTGTGGTAGGGCAGGAGTCCCATGCGATCATCGGGAGTGAGTGTATTGAGGAGATACCGTTCAGCGAGAAAATGAATGAGGGTGCCACGGTCTGCGCCAGCCTTTGTTTTACGATCTGCTTCTTCAGCCCCCACTTTCGCTCGCCACTTGGCAATCGCCTCGCGTGAGAGGATACCAGTCACCGAAGAGGCTGAGGGATAGCACTTACCCTGTGGGGTTGTATACCATCGACCCGCATTGGTTGTTCTTACTTCAAGGGTATAGTCTAACCCTGGAACTTTGGTAAAATTGAATGGCGGCATCAGACGTTCCGAGCCTTCCGACCGAATCGCGTTTCGCGCTGTTTGCCACTGTTATAGAACCGCTCAATCGGGGCAAGCACATGATTGGTAAAGTCTGAGGGTGGACGCTGCACTCCCAAGGCTGCGGGATCACCCACTCGCATCTTCGTGTAGACCTGTTCATAATCAGGGTTCTCTTTCAGAAAGAGGTCTTTTGCCGCAATCGTCATGAACTTCTCAGTCACTTCCCCAGTGGGTTTGTGCATGATATCATAGGTTGGCATTTTAGTTCACCTTCACAAATGCAGGTTTGGTCAGCACAGCGGTATAGGTAGGATTCTCAGCAAGAAACTTTTGAAAATCTACCCACGACATGATGGGGAGTTCACTGATGATCTTGGTCTCGGTATTTTCTACGAGGTATTGGGGCATGGGGTCTCCTTATTTATAAGTCAAACACTGTTACAGGGTTCATGGGCTTGTATTTCCCATTACAGACGCACGCATTATAGAACTTGGTGGTCCAAAGATCAGAGATATACGATCCCGCACCTTCATGAATGTGCCCAAAGATATGCGCTCGCGGCAAAGCTCGTTTCACATGATACAACAGGTTGACATCACCGACATGCTCATCCTCTCGCGGGTTTGTTCTGTCAACCTTATCAAGGATGCCCTTGGGGGGTCCATGTGTGATAAGGATATCTAGGTTGTCTGGAATCTGACTCCACAGCCCCTCAGAACGAGGTCCCTTGGGGTCATAGTCAAACGACCATGCGGACGGAACAAAGATACACGAAGAATAGGGCGAACCAAAGACACGATAGCCGTTGACTTCCGCTTCTTCATGGACCAAATAAATCGCAGGAAAGAATTCGTCCTTAGTCCACTGTCGCTCTCCCTCACAATACATGTCATGATTGCCAGCGACAACCACCTTATGCTTATGTGGGTGTGAATTGAACCACTGGGCAAACTCCACCACATGCTTCATTTCTGCCCTCATGGAGAAGTCACCCGCGCAGATCAACATATCCCCATCGGGAATCGTCAATCCTTTGTGAAATCCATGTGTATCACTTATCGCTACTATTTTTAACGCCATTTGTTTTCGCCCTCTTTTTGTATATCCTGAGAATGTCTCTTTTTGCTGCCAGATTTCCTTCTAACCGATTGAGTCTGGAACAATTTTCTTTGTTCAGGCACCCACAACTCTTCTGAGAAATTCCAGCCTTGCGGGTCAACGAACCCTGCCACACCTCACAAAAATTTCCACATTCACATAAACATTTCCAATAAGGGGCTTTGCTAGAAACTCTCGTGGTGCGTTCAAGAACTGTCAGCCTGTGAAAAACTTTACCAGTCAGTTCCATATCAAATTGCCACGATTCGCATTATCTATATCCTTTGCTGAGTTTCTCGTCCACAACCTTTCGGAAAATGTCCATTGCATCATCTAGCTCAAGGGGATCGTGGGTTTTTTCCCCTTCTATAAGCGTTCCTCTGCGGCGACCATACTGAAACTTCACGCGATACTGGTCACCCGATTCACCAACAACCTGAATATGATACACCTTGTCGGATGTGCCTTGCTTATATGCAAGGTCCCTGGACGTGTAGACTGATGAGATACCGTCACCCTTCTTGCGCACAAATGGAGCAGACACCGCAGGTTCCACACCCCTCGCCTTGGTGGGGAACAACTGCTTCATGGCTTTATCCAAAGCGTCTGATAACTCGCTCATACTTCCTTTAGGCTGAGACTGCAAAATCCGCAGCGGTCAAACGAACTGGGGGCGGGGCAATCAATTTTCGTTTGAGTGCATAGGCACGCATTTCTACGACATTGACTAATTGATAGGATACGATCTTACGACCTGTGCGAGTGCGGAGGATGTTTGCCCCCGCTCGCTTCAAATCCCACAAGTAACTTGACATTCTTGAAAAGACAATCTCAGAGGAGAGCAACGATTCCAATTCGTGCACAGGAGCCTCATGCCCATCAAGCAAGATCAGCAACAGTTTTTCCGATTGCCATGCTTTCTTGCTTTTGCCTCGACCCCTGCGCGTCTCCAGCGTCTCCATCGTATCACCCATTGCATTCTCCAACGTATAGTATACCACATTCCCCCCGCACTGTCAAGTATTATTTGCGCTTCTTGGTCTTGGTCTTAGTCTTGGTCTTAGTCTTGGTGCGCTTCACTACCTTGGGTGCATTCGCGGCTTCCTTCAATCTGCGAAGTTTCCTGATTTTCTTGGGGATTGGAACCTTCGGGGATTCGGGAGTTCTAAAGTTCAACGCAACCCCAGGGGCAACTTGCGTGATTTCATTCCCTTCAGCCACCCACGCATCCACTAACTCAGCCAATTCCTTGCGGGTGATTTCCTTCGGTGCCAACAATTCCTTACTCGTCGCCATGATCTAATTCTCCTCGTTCACTTGCGGATAATTCCGCCTTATGTTGCTGATGCTTCCGATTATGTTCGCACCATGAGCATCGTCCATGATTGCGACAACTTGTGTCAAAGGACTTTGACTTCCTATACGGTTGCCTCAGTTCCTTCTTGTGTTCGATTGCTTTGTCCAGGCTCACGAACTGACTCCTTTCCTCTTCCGCTGTATTCCTTCTGAATGGCTACCTTCTCTGCGGTAGGCAAGTGGGAATACTTGGTGTAGGTCATGTGCTTCTTCATCTGAAGCCATGAACCCATGACCTTGCGCGTTCCCTGCCCCTTGGTGTTCTCCTGCTGTGCTGCCATATTACTGATCTCCTTTTATTTATTGAAACGGTTGACTAATCAATGCTACGATAAAGGTCTGAAGGAATCCACTTTCCAGGTGTGACTTCCAGCATGCA